TTATTTGTTAGAATCCAATTGTTCTTTCAAATAAATGTCAATAAGATCCTTTGTCTTGGTTAAATCTTGTTCAAAGGAACCTTTATGCCGGCATCTTACAATGCGTTTAATGATGTCGAACTCATAGGTATTCAAACCCCACTCTTCTGCAAATTTGTAAAGACTATCCTTGCCTTTGTAATGTGATTGCGTATTTACGCTCATTTGATTCCTTTCAACATTTTCTTTTTGTCGCCTTCGCTATATCCGTACATTGTTAAAATGCGTTCGCAACTTGTTTTATCCATTAATTCAACATAATCAGCAGCTTCGGATTTGCTTACTTGATAATGTTCAGCTATTTGAGCAACTAATTCTTTATCAAACTTATCTTCCGATTTGCCTTTTATGTATTTTGCAAATGCTTTGTTATTTGGCAGTAATTCATGATACAATTTGTATGTCTCTTGCGGACGAAGTAATCCGATTGTATATGTTTGGAATTCGTTGATTAATTCTGTTAATTCCATTCGCATTGATAAGAATCGATTCATCATGTAAGGGCTGAATGCTTTTTGATCTACATCAGACCATTTTGACCATTCTTTCTTTTTATGAGTTACCCCATCAATAAAATCAAACATTGTAGCTGCTTTACGTTTTTCTTCGGCCATTATAAATTATATTTTTTACGATATTGTTGTTCTAACTGTATACCCATTCCCATTTCTAATATCACTGCATTTTCTGGAATACCGATAATACGCTTTGCGTTCAGAATATCATCAATTGATTTATTGCGAAATGACTTTATTTTACATTTTGCATTGCTACGAGTTGATGTTTTAAACACAATTGTAACTAAATCTTTGTGATATGCTTCTGCCATTAGATTTCGCCTAACAAATTAACAAACATTGCCATGATATTGATTTCTTTATCAACCACACTAGCATCTTTAAATTGTGCTTCTGCTATAATCAAAATGCAGGGTGCAATATGTCCATGAGCAAAATCATCTAAGTTGTCATATAAAAATGTATATAATGGAGTAAAGTCTTTAACTTTGCTATCTGCGATACATTGTCGAATCTTAGTAAAAGTTGCTTTTTTATCTTTAGCATTTTTAAGCATTTCTAAAACTTCGGTCATGTAATTTGCTTGAATTGCACTTGCTTTATCCAATTGCAATACTCCATTTACTACTGATGCTTGAGCTGCATTAATTGCTCGGCGGACATCTGGATACGATGCATTGATAATTGCTGCAATATCTTTGATATCATATTGAACACCCTTTTCTTCTAATACAGTAACCAAGCGCTTTGCTACATCTGTTTTATTTGGAGGTGTAATTGCAAATGTCTGACAACGTGATTGAATTGGGTCAATAATCTTTTCAACATAATTACATGTTAGAATGAATCGCGTTGTTTTGCTATAAGTCTCCATTAAGTTTCGAAGAGCAGCTTGTGCATTCGGCGTTAAATAATCTGCCTCATCTAGGATAATGATTTTCCAACGACGGAAACCTACTGTTGATGCATAACGCTTAATCTTATCACGAACTGCATCTACTGAGTTTTCATCTGATGCATTAATATACATCAAATCAGCATCAACACTATTTGCAATAATCTTTGCCAAGGTAGTCTTACCAGTTCCTGCGGATCCGTAAAACAATAAATGCGGTACATCGCCGTTTGCAATGAAAATTTTAACTTTTTCAATAATGTGTTCATTGCCAATGTATCCTTCTAATGTGTCTGGGCGAAATGATTCTACCCAAAGTGTATTTTCTACGTTTCCTATCATAATTTTATTTTTTAAATTCCAATACGATATTTTAAGTATAATGATAACCAACCACCGTTAACTTCTATATAATTGTATCGTATTTCATTGTGTATTATTTGTTGTGCTAAACGATGATTTCCATCAACAACGTAATTTTCATTGTTAATTCTTGCAATTATTGGTAATTTATTTTTAATATACCATTTTTCTCTAATCCAAGTTGAATCAATATTTTTCATGAAATAATTTTTATAAAAATCATTGCCGATAATTGTCTTTAAATTTAATAAATCAACTTTTGTTTTTATTTGTACTGATTTACCCATTAATGCTACTAATATGTATATAGGTAATGCACGATATAATAAGTATGAAACTAATTTTCGTGTTCGCCAATCTGTAACACTATCATCTTTATCTAAATCAAAATATAATTTAAATATTTCAGTTTGTGTAGGTGTTAATTGATCATCTGTTATTAAACTTGGAATAATAATATGTTTAATCATCCACCACTTAAGTTCAGCTTTAAATTTTTTCATTGTTATTTACCTGTTGATCCGAAACCTTTTTCTCCTCGTTTTGTACCAGAATCAAGACTGCCCAATGCGTGCCACTGTATATGCTCTACTTTTGACAATACCATTTGTGCAATTCGGTCTCCTACATTGATATCATAAGGTACTGTGCCATGATTAATTAAAATAACACCGATTTCGCCACGATAATCAGAATCAATTGTTCCCGGAGAATTTAATACAGTAATTCCATGTTTCGATGCCAATCCGCTGCGCGGACGAATTTGTATTTCATATCCATAAGGTATTTCTACAAATAAACCAGTTTTAATTAATTCAAAGCTTCCTGGTTGAATAGTGGTTCGCTGATTGCTTCTAATATCAGCGCCAGCACTTCCCCCGGTTTCAAATTGAGGAAGTGCGTTGCTTGATTTGTTTACTATCTTTACTATCATATTAATTCTGGAGCATCACCAACCAATAACTAGATTCAAAATCAGATCCAACAAAATCAATACGAGATAAGCCATCGGGCGATACATGTAATTGGCCTACATCTCCGCGATTTGCTACAAGTACTTCTTTTAATTTATCTGCAGAAAAACAAACTGGGTCCATATCTGCACCAGGCGTGCTGCCAACTTCAAATGTAATATTATCAGAATTAACTGTGGTATAGTTAATAATAAATTTAACAATTCCATTTTGAACTTGTACCGCAAAGTTTTTAGCATCTGGTAATGCATTTTTTGCTTTGATAAATTTGCTAATAAATTCTTCATTTACTGCAATCTGTACTTGATATTCAGGTTCTGCATTAATTGTTGGTACTGCCGGAATAACTGTCGTATCAGCTAACATAAAAGTTGCTTGAGTTGTTCCTTCTGAAATTTTCATTGCATAATTCTTACCAGCTGCTTCTTTAACATCAATATTGATATTTTCTCCAACAGCTCCTAACATTTTAATTAATGCACCGGTATGATTAATACCCAACATACCTTTCATAAAAGGTGTTGTATTCCATTTGATCTTACCAACTACGGTTTGATCCATATCAATCAACTCACAAGTAATTGATTGTTCTGCTTCTTTTAACGTAACCGCTTCGCAATTTCCTGCTAAATAATAACGATTGATAAATGATTGTAACTTGCTTTTTTCCATTGTTTTCCGATTTAAAATGTAAAGAATTTATTAAAGTTTTCTGCATCGGTAGTCGAAATACTACTTCCACCGAATTTTTTATATGTTTTAATGTATTTTTCATAAACTTGTGGTGCAGCTTCTGGATCTGCAAACATTTCGTGTAATGAAAGAATTACATCATATAAGTCTCTAGGTATCACTGTTTCTAACAATTCTACGTGACTGTCTACCATTTGATTGATTTCATTTGCAGCTTGAACATACAAATGTGTATTATGAACAACCATTCTAGGCATAGCTTCTTGTGAATAACGATCTAAGCCTGCATCAGTCTTACCACCTAATAATTCATAAGTGAAATCTGAACAAGCTGGACAACCCATTGCACAAGGTACATGTTGAGTTAAGTCAATTGCAACTTCTCCCGTTTTACCTTGACGAATATGTGCTTGTCTGCGATATTCAGCATTTTTAGGAAAATATAATTCTGAGAATGTTTGTGACTTGTAATTTGTTGAATGGAGATATGTTCCAAATACTGGATATTGTCCTGGTGAACTAGAATCCGTTGTTATATAGATTCTATTACCATAATGCTTATTCATTAATTTTTGCAATGTTGCTAAAATGAAAAAATCAGATATTTTACTAATTCCTAATAAGTGGACATATTCCAATCGTTGATTTTCAAATTCGCGTTCTTTAAGCATCAAAGATACCGCAAACATAAAGTCTACTAATTTTTGCGGGCCGCCAATGGCCCATCCTTGGAAATCAAAATGCTTAAATTTATGATACCACCATGTATACTCATCTGTGTTAGATCCCTGTAACATGTTAAGAAATTTTGTCTTACCACTTTGATGTTTTTCAAAATAAGCAAAGTTATCATAACTAATATCTGCACATTCTGCAAATTTATTTCGATACTTTGTCTTAGGTGGGATATCTAAGTTAGCAGCAACGTCTGAATTGGCTTCTAACCAATGAAAGATCTTTTCTCGTAATTCATTACTATATGGTAATGCACCGGTTGCAATCTGATAACCTCCAGAGTCACCAAATACTAGTACATCTTTTTCTAATCCTAATTGATCACGGAAATCCATTTTTTTGTAATGATGACCCGCAGTAATCAAGAAATATGGATGGCGCCATTTTTCTGGATAACGAGAATCAAAAAACTTTACTGGATCGCCATTGTCAAACTTCATATCTTTCTTAAATGCAGAAACCATAGATCCTGCAGATAAAGATGGAAAGTATATGAATCTTTTGTTATCGCTCATTGTATTCCTTTAAATTATTGATTAAGTGTGTTGCTGAAAAAAAGTTATTATGTAATTTTAATGCCATTTGTGCAATTGCTTCTGACATATCTCGTTGCTCATATTTCAATATTGCTGCAACTGCTTCGTCGATGCTGTCTGCTTGTTTAAACAGCGGATCATACATTTCTGTATATGATAAACGATTTGGAACAATTGGGCATGCACCGGCACAAGCCGATTCATACATAGAAATGCCTAATGTTTCTTGATCTGCAAATGAAACTGCAAATTTAGATCTTTGAAGCAAATCATGATATTCTGTTTTATTTAAATTCATTTCCATTGCTACGCAAAATTGATAATGTGACAATTCTGGTCTTGCTGCCAATTCTTGAAATAAATCTAAACGTTTCTCTGGTGCAATTCGATGTGGAAACACAATGATATTTTGTTTTTTATGCCATAGAGTTGGCGCAATCATGCTTCTTGTATATTCCATAGGCCAGCCCGTTTTATTAAATGTCGGGTTGAAAAAGATATCATATGTTTTATTAATTAAATCAAAATGTGCCTTAGTTGCAATCCAATTGTGATCAAATGCTGCAATCATTGCTTGCTCAGCGTGTCTAATCCATGGTTTATCTCCTACGAGACGACCTAAAAAATCATTTGGGTCATATGAACCCGCGTGCCAAAGTCCGTGCGTTACAACGGGAATATTTAGAAGCTCG